TCCGGTAGGTCCTGTAGGTCCCATAGGTCCTGTAGGTCCAGTAACTCCTGATCCAGTACCTCCTCCAGCAGGTCCTGTAGGTCCCATAGGTCCAGTAGGACCAGTAGGGCCTTTCCATTGTGCATAAATGATATCGCAAGATTCAATAGAAATAATCGGCGAATCTTTAAATGGAATTTCACACACAGAATATGTAGAAACCTCTACTGTAATATTTAATGACCAGCCTGCTAATCCATCTAAAGCATAGTTATTAATAGGGGTAATAAAACTATCGCTTAGGATATCAATACCTGGAATATCTCCATCTTTTAACCATTTATGGAAGTCATTTAAGACTAAAGAAGTGGTATTTAATATAGGATTTATGTTAGCACGGTCTTCTTGAATAATATCTAAACAGTAAACAGTAAAACTGTATAGATTCATATCGCTATAGATATCAGTACCACCAAATGTTGCTGGTGTAGGTACTACATAAAGAATCGGATATGAATTTCCTTCAGTCCCAAAATTTTGTAATTGCTCTAAAAAATCACTTTTAAATCTTCTAACTTCTAAATGTGCAGAAGCAAAAGATTCAAAAAGCTGCAATAATTTTAAATAAGTTATGTTCATCTGTTTACTTTAACATATATATTACTTTTCGAATTGCTTCATTTTATAAAGTAGCAGACTCGTTATATCTAGCAACGTTTGCTTGTGAGTTTGTAATATCTGATTCAACAACTACAGCTTTAACTAACATTGGACCTTGTTGTCCTCCTCCCATTACTGGGGCTGAAGCATTAGTTGTGTTTGCATTATTACCTTGACCGAATAGATTAAATGAAGGAACTGCTGATTGATTACCAGTAGATGCACCACCTAATCCCCCGATAGAACCAGCACCACCTGCAGCACCACCGCCACCACCTCCAGAATATTGCTGAGATTGTATTTTAGATATGTTTACAGCAGTCAAAGCACCAACTGCAGCAGCTAATATACCACCGACAATAGGACCTGCTATAGGACCTAATTGCATAGCTCCAGTAAATGCAGATACAGCACCCATTAATCCAGCAATAGTTGCTTGTGCAATCTTAGCTTTCTTATCATCTTCAAAAGCTTTCTTACGGATTGCTTCCATTTGTTTATTAGATCCTTGAGCTAATGCTTGGCTTTGTGCATCGTATTGCTCTTGGCTAATTAAACCTTGTTGCAATTGATTGTCTAATATTTCTTGTTCTCTAGCACTATTTTGTTCTACCCTTGCTAAACTTTCTTCAGATCTTTGTTGACTAGATTCAGAAATTGCAGCTACTACACTACTCATAATGCCTCCAATTGCTTGGGCATATGCAGCAGCTTTTTCTGAAGCATTTTCAAATTCTTTATTTGCTAATTCAGTAAATGTTTTAATACCCCCTAAACTAGTAGATATTAGGTCAACTGCTAAAGCATTACCTTCACCTCTAATAGATTGTAAAGCATCTATAATTTGTTGGTAAGCTTGTAGAGTTTCTTCTAAGTCTTCTTTTCTTTTTGTTTTTTCGTCTTCTGCTATTTTAAGTCTAGTATCAGCCTCAGATTTTTCTATATCAGTAATAACAGATTGGGATTGTTCAGTTAATAATATTAAATCAGAATCGTATTGTTCTTGTGAAATTAATTTATCTTCTAATTGTTTTTTAAGATTTTGTATATTCTCATCTAAAGCAGTTTTTTCAATAGCTTTTAACTGTTGTTCTCTTTGTATAGATTTGTCTATTCTAACTGCAGTAGAATCTGTTTCTAAATCCTCCAGTTGTTTTAATCCTAATCTTCTAATTTCTAAAGCATTCTGATCTATTTTTTGTTGTGCTTGGAAGATAGCATCGTTTTTCTTTTTATTCTCTGCCTCTTCTTTTTCGTTAAATACTTTAATTCCTTTTAACTTATCCTCATTTAACTTGTCAATAGCTTTATTCTTTTCAAGCTCTGTTATTTGTAGATTTTTAAAATTGTCATTATAGAATTGAATTTGTTTATCATACAAAGCACTTTCAGCAGCTAATCTTGCAGCTGATCCTTCTTCTGTTGCTTTAACTTTTAGACCTTCATCATAAATTAATTGATCCAATTGTGCTTTGGTTTTCTTAGCTAATTCTGCTAATCTTTTTTCCTCTTTACTTTTAGCCTTATCATTTGCTGCTTGTACAGCATCTGCTCTTTGTTTTTGAACCTCTTTATCTATTTTAACGGTCTCGTTATTAAAGAATTTAGTAATTTCTAATTTAGTCTGTTCTAATTCTTTGGTAGATGCACCAAGTCCTTTTGCTTTTTTAATTTCTAAATCAATTGCTCTTAAAGCTTTTTCTTCTTCTATCTTTAACTCAGCTTTACTTCTTTCGTTAGCATCTGCAATATTCTTAATCTGCCAAGACTTAAGAGTATCCATAGATTTCTTATTGATATCTTGGATAGCAGCAACTTTGGCTCTTTCATTAGCTACAATAGTATTGTTTGCTTCTTTTTGTTTAGCTTTTAATTCGTCGTATTGTTTTTGTTGGTCTTCTGTTAATTCACCATTACGTTTTTTTAATACTTCTAAAGTTTCTAATTCTTTTGCAATCGAAGCTTCAGTATCTTTAGCTTGTTTAATTTTAATATCGTAGATATTTCCAGCTACATCTAATTCTTTACCTAACTTTTTCTCTAAATTTTTAATTTCTTCCTCGGTTAAATTCTGAGTTAAGTTGTAAATTTCCTCTTGTTTCTTCCCAGTTTCTTCAATTGCTTTTCTGTTTTCTTCTTGTGCTTTTTTAGTTCTTTCCGCATTTTCTTCTTGTGCATTAGAAGTTAAATTTAACCAATCAGTTAAAGCTTCAAATGCGTCTACAACAAATCCTATTGCTTTTTTAATAGCGTCTAGCATAGGTTTTAAAAGGCCTAATTTACTAAGAAGAGCAACGATACCTGTAACTATTAAAGTAATAGCAGCTGCTAATAAAAATATAGGGTTTGTTAGTAGGGCTTTTCCAAGTTGAATAAATGTAGTTCCTAATTCTTTTAATCCAGAAACAGCCCCACCAAACGTCATCCCTTTAACTATAGTAGTTAATTGGGTTGCTTGTTGTGCTGCACCAGAAAAGTCTAGATTCTTTAAACTATTTCCTACCTGTCCTAAGGCTGTGCCTGCTTGTTCGAATTTGGATCCACCAGAGAATACAGCAACTGACTCGTTTACTTCGTTAATTTTGTCCTTAACTTGACCAGCAGCAGCTGCTAATTTTTGCATCTGAGCTGGATCTGTTGCTAGACCTATCTCATTACGCAAATCGCGTAGCATACCCTTAAGTTCTACTATCGATTTACCATCTATTTCTAGTTCAATTGCCATTATTTATTTTTAATTGAATAAAACTCGGAGAGCTTCTCATATATTGTTTTTGTGGCTGAAAGAGTTACGTTTGCTAAAATAGAATCACCTTTTCTTCCTACAAATCTACCCGTAGGATTCCAAGATCCATCTTTTTCCTCGTATATTTCGATAATATAACCAGGATCTTCTTCAGTGCCTTCTATGACAAAGTCAACACCAGGTACTTTCTTAGAGTCTTTAACAACATCTCTGATTCTACCTCTAGGATTTTGGCCTCCTGTTTTCCAAGATACTGCATCTCCTACAGATAATGTTTCTGCATATTCGCCAATAGCAAGGCCTTGTTGATAGGCCTTACTCTTAGCTTCTTTTCTTGCTTCCTCATCCCCACATGTATATCGATACTTAGCTCCTTGGCTACCCCATCTTGCGAAGCATCCTTCGCTATCTGATCCTGTGTTTACTGGCATATTTTAAATTATTTAATAGGTATTTCTTCCTAATGTAGTTTGGAAAGTGTTTACGATTGTTGATAATTCAGTCATTTCAGATTGTGTAAGACCTTCTCCAATATGTAAGAAATTGTAAGTTCCTGGGATACTATTATATGGTGAACCAGATAAGGATATACTACCTAAAAAGAAATTTGTGTTTGGTAAATTAGTAGGTGAAGACATTGCTTGTGAAACATAAGTTGCAGTATTAACCATACCTTGTATAGTATCAGTTCCGCTAACATTAAGTTCACTATTTATAAAATATCCCCCATCTGTCAATATTCCTGCAGTTGCTGGATTAAAATTAGGTCCCTCTCCATTTCTGTATCCTATAAAGTTCCAACCAGTAGAATTATAAGGGTTTAAAGACCACATTTCTGTTTGAGCTGTATAAGCTCCAGAAAAATATTGGTCGTTTGATGGTGTATAATTATGTGTATTTACCCAATAAGTACTATATGAACTATTTGCACTTGTTAAATTAGTAAGACAATTGTATTGGGTATTAAAATACGTACTACCTACAGTAGTTCCTGTTGTAGTTGCACCATTTGAATCATAAGTCCAAGAACCATTTTCTGTTAAATAATAAGTATTTTGTAATTTTCCTTCAATTCTAATAGAATTATAAGTTCCACCTATCATCGGATAAAACACATCTAATTTAGAATAAATATTAGCATCTTTTAAACTAACAAATAATGTATTTGTTGCTTCAGATATTGTAGAGTTAACAGTTCCTCCAGCAGCTTCAACAGCATCTAAATATGCTTGTGCATCAGGATCAATAGCTGAAAAATAAGTAATTGTCCAACCTTTACCATCTAAATATGGTTCAACAACTGTTGTCCAATTAGTATCTGAATTAATATCTGAATTTACTGTGATTGCTCCGTCGTCTGGTAAACCATCAAAGATATTAACTTCTCCAGTTACAGAAAGTTGAGGCATATAAATAGTAGTCAAAGATGTACATCCTGAAAATTCTGTGTTAGTTAAATTAACTAACGTATCCAAAGATATCTCAGTTAAATCTGTACAGTCTTTGAAATTGTTACCTCCAGTAAGTGTAGTTACTAACGGTAAAGATAACTCAGTTAAACTGCTACATCCTTCAAAGTTGTTGCCTCCAGTAATTTCAGTACAATCTGCTATTGATAATTCAGTTAAGCTACTACAATTTTTAAAGTTGGCTCCTCCTGTAATAGTAGTAGAATCTAAAGTAATATCTGAACCAGTAAATGTAACTAAACTACTACATCCTTGGAAATTATATCCATTCAAAGGCAAAGTGACAGGTATATCTATAGTAGTTAAACTAGCACAATCGGTAAACATACTACCACCTCCTGATAAAGTAGTTACGTTAGGTAAATTTATAGTAGTTAACCCGGCTAAATTACTAAAAGTTCCTTGCCAATCAGTTATAGAAGTATTATTTATTACTGCTAAATTAGAAGAATAACCAAAAGCCCCACTTTCAACAGTAATTAAAGAAGGGAAATTAGTATCGTTAATTCCAGTAACACCTGAATTTTCAAAAGCAGCATTAGGACTACTTTTTACAATTTCTGCGCTATCAAAACTTACATCAGCTAAATTCCCACAAAATCTAAAAGCTGCTGCAGGGATTTCTGTTAATAAAGGCATATTAACACTAGTTAAAGCTGAAGCACTTTCAAATGCACTAGGTCCGATAGATCTAAGATTTGTAAATTCCATAGATTCTAATATACTATTATCTTTAAATACCTCTTTAGCAATAGATACACAAGCATCATCATACCATGATGTAATAGGTAAAGGTACAGGGAAATTTATAGCATACGGTCTAGTCGCTTTAAATTTAGTAGCATTATCCTCAGGATCGTAATCAAATTCTACTAGATTAGTTACTAATAAAGCTTCTACAACAGCTGCTTCAAATTCTCCACCTAAAATAATATAATTGGTTAAACCCCAATCTGTGTAAGGTCGTGTGGTAACGACGTTTAATATTTCTCTGGCTTCCAATCCAGACATTCCATTCGTAATTTCTGACATATTGTTTTTTTATTTATTTTAATCGATCCATTCTGCATTATCATCCCAGACTCCATTATCGTTCCAAGTTCCATTAGCTAAAATCCAGTTAGACGGTGAAATACCAGTGGTTCCTTCTTGTATACCAATTAGCCAATCTCCTTGTCCTCCAGTAACTCCATAATGGTTTGCTATAGACTGTATCCAAGAACCTCCAAGAGGTCCAGTAACTCCGACAGCATTAGCCCAAGACTGAATCCAAGATCCTCCTACAGGACCTGTAGCTCCTTCTTGAATTGCTATGGTTTGCATCCAAGAACCTCCGACAGGTCCTGTTGCCCCTAAGTTTTCTGCTATTTGTTGTAGTAAATTCATTAGTTTTATTATGTTAATTTACTTCGTAAGTAAATGTTATATTGTAAGTTTTAGTACCGTCTCCGTTATCTGTTAAATATCCAATTGTTCCTAATATATTATAGTCAGGATGTTCATTTCTAAATTGAATATTTAATTCTGTATCGATATTAATATCATCATTATGATATACCGTTTCGAATTCTAAATCTGTTACTGTTTTTGAAGTTGTGTATTCCATATTAAGCTTTAAGTGGACAAGTTGAATTGTATAAATTAGCTACTTCGGTTGATGATAATACTCTTTGCCAAACATTAAGTTCATCTATACTTCCGTTACAGAATCCAAAACTTCCTTGGGATGATCTACCTATAGTAAAAATTTCAGTATTTGCTATAGTTTGTGCTCCTATTGTTGCATCAGTTCCGTCTTGAACTCCGTTTAAATATATTTTTAAGACATTATTATTATAAGTAAATCCTAAATGAGCCCAGGTATTTGCACTAGGTCCTACTCCTCTACTTATATTAACTCCTCCCATACTTACTAATGTATCTAATCCACCTCTTGGTACTAATCTATAGCCTGTAAAAGATGCACTATATTTAGCTGCAATATGACAAGGACCCTCGAAATCTACACAATTTATCCAAGCAAATACCGAGATATTACCACCAGATCCTTCGAATAAAGTATTATCTGAAACAGAAACATATTGACTTGTACCGTTAAGTTTTATTCCGTTCTGGTATTTTCCTGCAACATATGCTGGAGTATTATAAGCAGTTCCATTTAGTCCATTACCAGATGAATCTGTTACGTCTCCGTTAAACTTGTAATAAGCACCTAAAGAAGTAGTGGAGATAGCATCTCCACTGCAAACTTTAGTATATGGGTTTATTATTGATGGCATTATCTAGTTCCTAATAAAATTACTTTTAATCCTGCTGCAGTACCATTACCGATTTGGTCGATATCCACGGTTATCTCAGAATCATTACCGATTGAACTATCTGAAATAACTGCTGGGGTTGCTGCAGTTGTACTTGTTTTTTCTGTATTATCTATTGTCAATTTGGTTGAAAGCACTGATGTTCCATTTTCGTTAATGTCTACAGTGAAGATAGAACCTGAAGATTGTGCAGTAGTTAAAGAAGCTCTAACTCCAGTTAAGGTAAATGCACAAGGAGTTCTAAAGGTAACTTTAGCAGTTCCTGTGGTTAGTGCTGAGGTCTCGTCAGAACAAGCAGCCATTATTTCTACTGGAGCTGTACCAGTAGCACCAGTAGCACCATTAGATAAGAATCCAATATTGTAAGTTTCCCCTGGAGAAAATGTACCAGATCCTGAAATAAAAGATAGATCAAAGCTAAACCAAGTACCTCCAGAGTAAGCTCCGTAACCAGTAATTTGGTAAACTCCTTGTACAGAAGGATCACCTGGTTTAGTTACTTGGATAATAGTAGGACGTTGACCTCCGTTGTAAAGGCCTGCAACAGTAGTTATCCAAGTTTGCATATCGATACCGGGACCATTAGTTCTATTAATATAGATAAGAGTTGCTAAACTAGGATTAGAACTATTGATATCAAAGTTATTTGTTCCTGGATTAACTCCGGAATTAATAGCATTTAATTTCCATCTAGATGAATTAGATCCATCTGAACCAGCAACTCCGGAAGTACCACTAGAACCAGATGAACCACTGTTCCCAGAAGTTCCACTAGAACCAGATGAACCTGAACTTCCACTTGTACCAGATGAACCATTAGTACCTGAACTACCAACTGCTCCAGTAGAACCTGTTGGTCCTTGAATACCTACAGACTGAACCCATTGTTGGGTTGATCCATCGTCTACATAGATGTATAATTGTCCAGTATCCGAATCCATCCAATATTCTCCAACGCTTGGAGCTAAGGGTGCTCCTGATTGGTAATAGAATCCTACTCCTCCTGTTGCTCCAGTAGCTCCTGTTGCTCCAGTAGCTCCTAGCTGTGTATAAGTGGTTTGTTGTACAGTTAAAATAACAGAAGGTACTGCTGGTCTAAGTGGATTAGTTTCACCAGCTCTAGCCAACAATCTCATATTAGTATCTGAACTGTGCCAATATAATTCGTAGTAATCTCCTGCGTTTGCATCTACTAAGAAATTCCAAGAAGCTACGTATTCTTCGTTAGTACCTTGTAGTACTATTACAGTGCTTGATTGTGAAACGTTAGATCCATTTTTACTTAACCAAATTTCTATTTGATCCGTTCCAGCATCTGTTTTATCTATTTGTGCAGAGAATTGTATATTGTAGATACCTTCATTTGCTATTGTAATTCTTGAATTGCTAACAATAGAAACTCCATTAGAAATATCTGTTACATCGTAAATTATAGCATTTGCTGCGGTAGCACCTGCATTTGTTTGTATGGCTGTGGAATAAAAAGATCCGTAATATCCGATAGTTCCGCCTGCTCCGGAAGGTCCGGTAGCACCAGTTGCTCCGGTAGCACCATTTACTCCGGATGTTCCGCTAGAACCCGATGAACCGGAAGTTCCACTAGAACCGGAAGTTCCACTAGAACCGTTTGTACCTGATGATCCATTTTGTCCGGTTGCTCCTGCTTGAGCCATTAATTCCCAATTTACAGTATCTTGTGGTGGCGGAGTAGGATCGAAAGGATGTGTCAATATACAGATATAAGAAGAACCTTCATATTCAACTACTTCATTAGCAGAATAAGGTAGATTTTCGTCCCATTCACCTATCCAAACAAAGGAAGTTCCAGCTGTTCCAGTAGCTCCTGCAGTACCGGTTGCTCCAGTAGCTCCAGTAGCACCAGTAGGTCCTGTTGGTCCGATAGGTCCTCCAGAAGGTCCAGTTGCACCGGTTGCTCCAGTAGCACCAGTAGGTCCAGTATCACCAGTAGCTCCAGTTTCACCTGCTCCGGTTGCTCCAGTAGCACCAGGTGTAGATATCTGAGTCCAATATAAAGGACTTAATGTTGGATCATCTCCAAGTGAATCTTGGATACAAATCCAAACTGAAGGTGTTAATGTGTCATCTAAAACTATATCATTAATAAGATATTGCGTGGTAACATCCCAAACTCCTAAGAATGTTAAACCTAAACCAGTAGCTCCAGTTGGTCCTGGATCTCCTTGTGGTCCTGTTGGTCCTGTACCAGTAGCACCAGTATCTCCGGTTGCTCCAGTTGCACCGTCTGCTCCAGTAGGTCCTGTTTCACCAGTTGCTCCAGTAGCTCCAGTAGCTCCAGTAGTTCCACTTGGTCCTATAGGTCCTCCGGAAGGTCCAGTTGCTCCGGTAGCTCCAGTAGCACCGGTTGCTCCTACAGAATTTAATTGGACTATTGTTCCATTAGAGTTACACCAAAGTGTTTCATCTGGTATATTGTAAAATAATTCTCCTTCGAAAATATCAGTAGCACTTAATAAGTTTAAATCTGTACTAGCTGCTGCTGTAGGAACCACACCAGGAGTGTTGGTTCTTTTAAGGATCATTCTTGAGTATTCTATGTTCGCCATTAGAATTTTTTTGTATAGTTATATTATCTTTAAGTTGATATCTTTATATTAAAGGTTCGTCACTGTCTGCTCCATCGATAATTGGTCTATCTTGTGCTTGACCTCCCATCTTACGAACTGTGTCTTCTCCACCATCTATAATATCTGTCCAATTTGTTTTATTTAAGTTCATAACTGTGTTAAATCCTGCATCTATTATTTTAAGTCCTGTAAAGTTAACAGCTCCATCTCCTCCGATATAAGTCTCACCAATATATATTCCCGTTTCCGTAGCTTCAATTCCTTCTCCTATTACAATCCCAGAAAATCCATCTTTAAGAGTATTTCCAGTTCCAAGTACCATGCTACTACGGGAAGTGTTAATAACGGAAGTCATGTAACTTCTTTCGGAAGCTAAATCTAGATTTACTTGTTTAACGGTCTTAATAGGAACTACAGGTAATAAAGGTTTAAATGGTGTACTAACTACGTATCCAGGTTTAACCACAGAGACTCTACCAAATCCAGGAAGATTAAGGTCAGGATCTACAGACATTAATTCAACTTTAGTTAATTGGTTGCTTCCAGCATTGTAATCTATAATCTTGTTAATATTCCAATAAGAGTTGTCTATTCTAATCTTATCGTTTAACTTCATTTTAGCTATGTCTGTTTCATCTAAAGCAAAGTAGGCAGTTAGAAGCTTACCTTGGTCTATTTGAGCCATCGTACGGCGCCAAAAATTATTATAAAGATTATTCTGTGTTGTGTTAACGATATCATAGAAATAGAAATCACAGATACCAAAGTTTAAGTCAAATCCAGGATTTGTAATATTATCAAAATGGGAAATTTCTGGATAGTTAGCTACAGTAACTATATTAGTTGTAGAGTTTTGTATTTGGTATTGTCCACAAGTTTTTTTCCCATTGTCTAATAAGATCCTGATATTAGTATTCGGGGATTGTCCATTGTATAATGGATTAACTGTACCGAATCCTGTACTTTGTACTGGACTTGCTGAGAATATAAGTTGCTTAGTTTCTATTCCTTTAATGTATTCATTCTGGAATATTATTTCTTGCTGACCATATACTTCTTTAGTGGCTGCCGTATAAGTAATATTAGCATTATCCTTGTCTTCTTTATAGGACAATATCATTCTTTTACTGCTTAATTCAGGAAGAAATTTAAGATCTTGATCCTTATTTTTAGCTAATTTATCAGTCCAATCCACGGATTTCCCAGTATCGTAGAACTGATCCCTGTGTTTGTAGATTAATCTATTAGGATCATTCGGGTCTGTTTCTACGAATAAGTTGTACATCATACAAATACTCTTAACGAAATCAGACTTTTTGATCTTCTTAGGTATGTAAGAATTTAGATTAATTGGGAATCCATAAACTAATGTTGAAGCATTAACGTTTATAGTCATCTTTATAGATCTAACTCTGATGATTGGTTGTACACTATTAGGTAAATCACTACCATTAGAATCTACCCAGTTATTAACACCCCCACCAAATTGCCATAAACCAATTCTAAAGTTCATGTAATTACCTTGACTAAATTGAGTATAGGTTTGGCTAAATTGACTGTTAATAGAATAGGTTATATTTTCTCCTGGTGGTAATGAAGTAGCAGGTAAACTTGTTAGACCAACATTATAATAAGCAAACTGAGTTGCAGGTCCTATATATTGTTTAGGCGTATAAACTCCACTTCCATTTTTAAGTACCTGAATATATGGTTGGTACTGCCCAGATCCTTGGAAATATGCAGGAATAACATTGGTATTATCAAAAATTAAATCATAGTCAACGTCAAATACAACATCATATCCCTGAGGTGCATTTAGGTTGTATGCACATGTATATTTAGATTGTGCTGGTGTGTAAAATCCCTGAGTATCCAAGACTTCCACCGGGAATGTTATAGTTTTATACCAAGCATAATTCTGGTTGGTCATCGGTGGAAATGGTTCGTAATCTGTTGTACCTGGGCTTGTGGTAGCGATTACTTTTAAAGCCTCTAAAGTCTCCTCAGTTAATTTATCATCACTAGCATTATAAGGAATCAAACATTTATCAAATCTAACATTGGAAGCAGATAAAGTATCCCATTGATAGCTAAATCCAACTTCAGCATGTATTTTATCCCAGAATTGTTTAGCATAAATAGCTGGTTTAAGTTCTGCAAGCATATACTTAGGAAGAGTTCCCGAGGGCATATCGATCCAAGGTAAAACATATTTGTATCCGTTCTGCCAGGTGTGATTATAAGATGCTATTATATTATCCGAAGTATAGGCATGAATAAAAGAACTAAAATCTAATTCTTGTAATTCAGATCCTCCAAGTTTACTAAAGAAATCCGATACATTATCTTTAATAAGAACCTCGTATTCTACAAAGTCGTCCTCTGTTTGTACGTTTTGTATCTTTTTAACATTTACTAATTGAATATAAGCATTCTGAGTAACAGGAATATTATTCTGAAGCAGTATACATTCTTGTAATTTGTTAACATTAAAAGTCCCAGCTTGAATGTTAATATCAAAGTAATGGTTTAACAGATTAGCATTGTTCTTGGTATTTGGTAGAACTATACTCTTGGAAAATGCACCAGTTCTCTTAGAGATATCTCGGATATCCCCAACGGAATAGGTCATTGGAACTGGGACTGCTTCAGCAACATCTAGATATCCTTTAAGAGTACCTACAAGTTGTATTTTAGTTATCTGATTTATCATATATTGATGTTATCATTGTTTGCTAATCTAATCTCTATAGTCTTTCTAATTAGCTTTTTATTCTTAGTTCTTTCTACAACATAATTACTATTAACAATCTGACAAGCAAGGAAGTTAGTAGACCCATCGAACTTAACATAAGTCTGTGGGCTTGTTATAAGTTCTTGGAAGTAAACACTCATCTCATCGGTCATCCAACTAGTATTTAAAGTGTAACTCTTAGTGTCTGAGATAAACCAATTGGTCATACCAGTGTCTAAAGTTGTATAGGTGTATGCACCATTCTTAAGATTGCCTAATTCTTTTCTGTAAACCTCTCTGGTAACGTTACCAGATTCTATTTGTCTTAACGGGAAACTATAAGAACTCCAAGATCCTGAACGGTCTAAGAATAGTATTTGGGTTTCGTTAATAGGACATTCCGTGTCTATATAAAGTCTTTGTTTCTCAGAACTCTGTGTGGTCAATGTAGCTGAATCTGTAGCCCATACATCATAATACTTAGTTGTGGACTTAACCAAAGGTAGTGTTGCACCCCCAATCGGAGTAACAGTAGCTCCATTCGCCACATTAACCTGTTTAATAAAACTAGCAGTCCCTGAAGTACTAATATAATATTGTTCCCCCGCATCATTCTGGAATATAACTCTTCTACATAGATTCTGTTTATTATCCCAGAAATTCCAAAATAACTTTTGGTCCGATCTAATATAGAACCCATCTGCAGGTGCATTAGTTAAGATCTGACTTGTGGAAGATCCTAGGATAATCTGGGATTGATTATAAGTTAGAAAATTCTCAAATGTATAAGCCCTATTAAATACTCTACGATTTAATAAACTTGTAAGGTTTGTGTATCTTACTCTTCTATTATCAGCATATTGAACCTTCCCTGATGCTGAACCTAATCCAACAGGATAAGTTAAATTGATTATGAAAGAGTTAGCATTAGGCACTGCTACAACAGTAAAGAAACCATTTAACGTTTGTCTTGCATCAGTATATGTTAAAGTTGTAGACATGTTTACTTGGTCGTTAACCGAATATCCATGACCAGTACAAGCTATCTGGGTAAAACTTGGATAGTTAGAATTACTACTTAATGAATAAGATGTCCATGGTTTACTAACCACATATTCCTCTCCGAACTTAATATCATAGTTATAAACAGTTCCAGTATCCGCTGGAGAAAACGTGGAGGTGTTATTAAGATAACTAGATACTCGAGATTGGACTATCTTAGAAACATCTACGTATCCGTAATTGTCCGTGGGTCTTGGTGCTATTTTAAACTCCCCAAGAAGTGTATTAGTACCAGAATCATATACCTGTATTAGATATCTGAATGCAGGTTGTGCTACGTTATTAGAATATATGTAATACACTACGGGATTATACGCAGGCATTATCTGATTTGGTTGACCAACTATTGTAATCGCCATTAGTTAATTTATTTACTTATATATTACTTAATCCCCTTATCTTTTTCGTTATATCTCAAACGAGTAGATTTGGCCTGGGGTATTAGACTTCTTAAGACCATACTTTTTAATATAGAAGCATCCATATCTAATAGCATCCATGGCATCGTCCCAAAGCTTCACGGGTTCTTCCAAGATAATCCCATTTACCTTTTTGTATCTGTAGTTATAATTCTCTTTCTGTATATTCTTAGCATCTTCGCTTACAGTAACTTTAAATCCCTTGACCACTAGTATACCTTCTTTGACATCTTTTTGTGCAGCTACGCATTTGTAACCAACCCGTTTTAAATCGTTTACAATCTCCGGTCTAGCAGTCTCGCATACTAACATCTTAGAACTATCTACTCTTAATTTATTCATCTTGTCTATAAGATCCTGGGATGTTAAATTAGATTCATATATGACCTCTTCTAAGAATATCTCATTGTGATTAGGATGGTACCAAAGTTTAACTAAGGCAGTAGGATGCGTCCAGCCAAAGTCAATAGCATAAATGGATTCTGTTAGATATTCTGGGCGTGTCTTTAGGATATCCCATTTAGAAAATACATTCTCTCTTGAGAAGCAACGTTGACCGAGGGTAAAGATCTGATAATAATCTTCGTCGGTATACTTATAGTTCTCTATTTCTTGGATAATCTCGTCTGTCAAAAATGGATTATCCTTATAGGTTGAATGGATAGAAATAGTCTTATCTTCTGGAAGATGATACAAGTAACTTTCGACAGCTGATGGATTGTAGTCTACCAACATTTTTTTAGTGGTTCTAAGATTTAATTGCTGGAAGGAATCATAGTCTAATTCATTTGCCTCATTTACTAGACAAAAGTCTCTTTTACGCCCACGAAGTTTTTGTTGGTCGTCCGCAGAGAAAAATTCTACATAAGAACCATTAGGAAACTTATAAATGTTTTCTGTTTTGCTATGATTCTTTACATCATATAATCCAAGATTATCTAAGATCTCGAAGAAGTCCCTAAGTACAGAACCACGAAGAGCGGGGAAGGAAGCACGGACTACTGAGAAAGATGTCCGTGGATGTTGTAAACAATAAAGTATGATTACCTGCATAAGACTGTAGGTCTTAGAGCTTCTGGAACCTCCCTCTGACCTTATGAATCTACAATCACTATTAATTGCTTCCCACGTTCGGGAAAATACATTAGTTGCTTGGATTTCTAAATTCATTTAACTCTTTTAATTTGTCCTGGTATGCCCGGCTGGCCAGTTCCTCCGTGTCGAAGTAACCCAGATGTTTTTGTTTACCGTTTATATAAATACAAGATCTCCATTTTTTAGAATTCTTACGCATACAAACTCCTGGATATTTGCTAGAAGTTTCTTTTTTAAGCCATCCAAATGTAGTATTTTCTCTTTGAGATACTATTCTAAGATTTTTTAAACTATTATCGGTTTTAATACCATTAATATGATCTATAACTCCTTCCATTCTGTTTGGAATATGATCTAAGAAAGTTATAGCAACTAAATTATGTACTGTATAATTTTTCTTTTTACAATTTTTAAATAAATTAACCTTTAAATATTCTTTATTTAAAATAGGTTCTAAAATTTTTTCCTTACCAAACTTAAGACTCTTAACCCTTCCTTGGTCGCTTACCTTATAATCCTCGTATCCTGGTATACTCATCCAGATCTCTTTTTCTTTGCTCATGTGTTTTTTCTGCTAAATTAATATTCTCGTATTTAGTTCTTAAATTATCTAGGGCTTTTTCCACCCGTAATTTAATTCTTTCCTTTTCTTCTTTAGTTAAAAATTCATTCATTTGGATTGATTATAGTGATTTTTATTCCTTCTACGGAATTGTCTTGTATGTTAATTTGTTGCTGAGGATTATAGTAACCCTGTAGCCTACTTATTATCTCTAACGATTTAAGTTGTAGTGCATAATCTTGTTTGGACGCAGTTAAAAGATTTTCATATATCTGGAATAGTTCAGTTATAATAGTTTCTTTACTTATAGCACTAACAAATGATAGGGCATTTAATCTACGAACTATAGCACGTTGTAATTTTGGATTTGCTAGATATCTTTGGGATTGTTCATTAGCATGCTTTGGATTAAATCCAGCACGAAGAGCTGCTTGTGTTCCGTTTAAAGAATTACAATATTCGTTTACATAAACTCTTTGTTTATAAGTTAACCTTTCCGTCCCAGCAACATCATCTAGATCTTCTACTAAATCTAGACTCATTTCTTTTAATTCTTGGAATCGTTCTGTTACGTGATAATAGATATCATCCTTATTGTTAATAACTTCTGGTTTATTTGACATATTAATACGGATTGTTTAATTTAATATGGTTTCTTAATTTATGTTCTAGTTTCTTACACTCCTTAATAATAGGATAAGCAGAAGATATAGAAATATCCAAGTGCTCAGCTATTTCTTTACCCTTTCTTAGGTCAAGATCATAATAGATGTTGAACAATCTCTTATCGTATGTAGACAGATTCTCGCGAAAATCTTGAAGTTGGTCTATTATTTCGTCGGAATCAAAAAGGAATACACCAGAAGTACCAGGAATTGTTGGAGAATCCGTAGATAAGTTATTAACTCTTATCTGTCTATTAAGTGGTGAGTTAGTCCATTTAAGATTATTCTTAATCCAATTCTTAGCATAACTAATCATTGTTCGGGGTGTGTCTAGTTGATTTATATTACTATGTAAATATAAATAACATTCACTCATTATCCAACTGGAGTCTATAGGCTTACCTAAATAGTTAATTAGTTTTTTAGTATAAGTCTCGATGTCCTGAAAGTTTTTAGTAAATTCTCTAGACAAATCCGATGCACTCATCCTAAATTGCTCCCCAAGTAACGTTGTCGAACCAGATGTAGAAGAAATGTTTGAATTCTCTTCTTTGTTCCATTTCACAAAAACAGTTATGTTCGCGGATTCCGGTTGCTTTTTTATAGAGTCCGTGGAGTTTTTTAATTCTGATTTTAGAGAGATCTTGAGAGTCTCTATAGGAATCGATAAATTGTAATTCTTTGTCATTAAATAAGTCTCTCATGTTATTTGTTTTTTTGCATTAGAGAAGCCAAAAAAGAAAAGCCAATAGCTACTATAGGGTTCTGTGTAAAAGCTAATATTAACCAAAATGATAAGCATTTGTGGCAATCTATTGCAATCCAGACTAAAGAGATAAATTGCATTATCAGTCCTGGGATTCTATCCGAATAAATTAGATTATCGTAGAAGTTGTCCAGCCACATTTGGATTGGGGTAATCTGAAGGTACATCCAGATGAAAAGCCAAGTTGCAAATCCCACTTGTAAGTCTGGGATGTTATAAAACGATTCTATCATAAGTTGTGGTTTATTTCTGAAGTTGTGTAGAGATGATATTCTGCCTCGCGGAGTCTAACCATCTCCAAGTTAAACTGTCCTTCGTGTTGACCGTATACGATCCAATCCTCGTAAATATTCTGGGGATCTTCCGAAGCATTTATCTTTTTTAACAGGGTGCTTCTTAAAAACTGTTTAATGCCAATATCGTAGCATAAAAGGACTAAAGCATCGAATTGGGACTGGGAAACTCGTATCCTTAATGCTGATCCTACTGATGCCTCATAGGGTTTAACTAGATTTCTCAAGTATCTGGAGGCGTATTTCTTGGATAGTGGTAGATCTGAGGGGGTTATCGGATCGCCATTTTCATAGAAGTTAAATCCATAACCTGTATACAACACCCCATTGATCTTAGTTGGTACCTCACAAAAGCCTTCTATCTCCTTTAGGAATTCGAATGCTTCTGGTGAAAGGTTCTTGGGATTTACCTGCATAATTATTTGATTTGTATCTTATATATCCATCCTTCCATAAATTTTCTTAAATCATTTTTTTATTTGTATTGGGATGATTATCTTTGGAGTAAAATCTACGAGTATGACAATTAAGAAAATTACACATGAAGAATTGGAAGAACTACTTAAGATAGGTTCTTTATACTTCTATCACAGAAAGGTTAACGGGGATCTTAAAAAAGCTTTTGGTACTACCTGCGAAAATAGACTTCCTGCTAAAGCTTTACCAGTTCCTGTACATATTGGCTGCAGTATTTATTATGACATTATACTTGGACAATACAGAAGTTGTAGTAAAAAACTAGATGTTTGGATTGAAACTTATGGTTAAGTAGGATATATAATATATGATAATTAAGAGTGCCATTTCTTTTTATCTTTTTTTTATGATTGTGGTACACCACACAAAATCCCTCGGATATCTTCTGAGGGATTTTTCTTTTTTAAAAATTTTTAATTTTATTACAAATGACTAAAGATTATATAATCGTAACAAAACGTCACCAGCAAACGTAACAAAACGTCACCAGCAAACGTAACAAAACGTCACCAGCAAACGTAACAAAACGTCACCACTTAGAAGAGAGAAAAAAGAAAGAAGAAAAAAAGAAAAAAAGAAAGTATCTATGAACCGAATAACAATTTTAATTTTTTTCCTTACGGAAAAATTAAAATTGGGTATTAATAAAAACTTTTAAATAAAATTTTTACATTTGTGATATATAGAATGTAAATACGTTCATAAGGAGTAAACCTTTATAAAAATCCGGAGATCCCGAGGTAGCTCCTCGGGTTCAACCCTCCGTTAAGGGTAATAATTTTTTTCAAGTTAAAGGGCAAATAATACTTGAAAGGTTGAATAAAATAAGGTTATTATATGGAATACGTTATCGTAAACAAACAACTGTCAAAACAATACGGGCTAAAGACTGCTTTAATATTAGGTTATGCTTTTATTAATCCTAAAGATAGCAAAAACAAATCATGTAAGATTTTAGGTATCGATAGAATGACATTTCTTAGATTAGAGAAAAAGTTCGATTTCAAATCTTTTAAATACCCTAGAGATTTTGCTAAACTTCCTCATTGGAAGATCCCTTTAAAAGAATTAAAAGAGTTAGGTATAAATGGATCTACGGTAATTCAACATCTTAAGGATCTATATTATATGTTTCAAGATGAGTTTTTTCAAAAACAGGAATTAATCATTAATGAAATTCCTTTAACATTAAGACAACTTAGGAATTGTTTAGATAGTCTTGTTAAAAACGAATATCTGTTTGTAGAAAGAAAAGGTCATAATAGAAATAACTACTATACTATAAATTATACTAAAACTAAATTAGAAGGAGAGCGTGTTAAAGAATCTGTAGATAAATTAACTGAAAGAGTAAATCTACATAAGGAAGAAAATAAACAAAAAGAAATTTTAAAAGAGAAAGATATAGTTATATCTGCCGAGGATTTATTATGTGTTTATGAAAATATCGAAAATATTCAAATAGATTTAAAACTATTGTACGATATTAAAGACAAACATAGAATTAAATTACAACAAAAAGATTTCTCCCGTAAAATATTTATACAAGAATCCGAATCGTTTAAATCTAATGTTCAAAATTATTATCGATGAAGCCATGCTGTTCAAAAGAACCACCTGAGTATGTGGAATTAATCTTTACTACAAACAAAAAACATTATCGTGTACAGTGTAGTTACTGTAAAGGATTTATTGGTTGGATTAAATACAAAAAAATAGAAGGTAAAGATATTAAAATAATAAGATCTAGACCTTTATACTAAAAACCCCTAGATCGAATTATCTAGGGGTTTGGTTGAAACAAGTAATTTAGAAAAACTGAGTACAAACTCTAGTATTATATTTATAATATTACTACGGGTTTCATATATAGAATAAATAAAAATTATGAATTTAACAGGCCTACAAAAAGCATTTATGAAAAAATTAGCACCAATTAAAAAAGCAAGTTTTTTATTTAATCTTCTTGCATTAGAAGCAAAAGATCCAGCAGAAAAAGAATTGCTTAAGAAAATTGTTACAGTTTGTATAGCTGCAGAAGATTTAACAGATCCATTATTACAGGTAGGAAAAAACCTATCGCTTATGTTAGCAACAGAAGATCTCACACTAGATCTTAAAAGTAGTTTGCTATCTGCTATCGGAGTTTTAGAAAAACTACGCGAAGAAGATATAGCTTCTAAAAATTAATTTTAAGCACACAAAAAAGATGCTTTAATGATTACCATTAAAGCATCTATAAAAGTCTCTTAGCGGACAAATAAACCAGGTTATTTACGATTTATATTCTTTATCTCCTTGGTTAGTTCTTTAATACTTTCGTTGAGGATATCAAACTTGTTATTTAGTTGTGCTATTTTGTTAATGTAATCATTCTCAAGTACACTCAATTTAGATTTAGTATCATAGGAAACTTCTTTAACAGATCTAAGATCAGCCATAGTTTGTCTTAGAAAATATCCTATAATAGAGATCGATAATCCTCCAATGAAGGTTAAAAAGGTTATTGGATCCATTTAGATAAACATTATGTTTTGGTTAAACAGATTAGGAGTTTCACAATTTCTTCTTGCTATAGCAAATCTGTTATCATAAGCCCAGAATTGTGGGTACTTATTCTTGTCTGATCCTAGGTATTCAGAAAGTCTATTGTCGTAGAATGTAGCTTTATCGGATGTGTGTTGGATATTCCACATGACTGCTCTGTATTCTGGACTCATAGAATAGTCTCCACTTTGTGTTTGAATACCTTTATTCTTTAATTGGTAACTAGCAGCAGCAACTAACTCAGATGCCGCTCTCCAAGCAATACTGGCCTTAACGTAATCTTGAACAAGTGTAACTTCATCGGGATCGAGGACTTGATTATTAAATTGTGTAAGCAAGTAGTTATAAAAGTTTGTCCCGATGATGCTGCGGACGTATGTGTCGGCAGCAGTTACTATGGCAGGAGAAATAATGTTTGCATCTACGTTAAGGCCTACTGTTGTATTGCTTTTCAGATAAGCTTCTGTAACAAAATATATCATATTTTTTGTTTATTTAATTCTTTTAGTGCTTTGTTGTAAGCAGCAGCAGCTGGAAGTTCGCATTTGAATTGACCTAGATATTTAGTTTTATTATTTATAGTTATACAAGCTCTAAATTTATTTCTAGATTTTCTAAAATCAACCCCTACATATTTACTAGATGTATTCATACTTAGGGATTTATAAATATTATTATCTCTAGTAGTAACTAATCTTATATTTTCTAAACGATTATCAGTTTTAATACCATTTATATGATCTATTACTTCCAACATTCCTTTCGGAATATGATTTAAAAATGCTATAGAAACTAATTTATGAACGAATATAGTTTTACTATTACCTCTTTTTCCTAAACTTAGATGAACAGTTAAATATCCCTTAATTGTTTTTTGTGGATTCATGATTATCCAATTACCAGATTTACAACTACGAACATTTCCTAAATTACTAACTTGATATCCCTCATATTCCGGTATGTCTTTCCAAATTTCCATATCACAAATCTAATAATTATACTGTTTTATCTACTATTTGATTTTCAATAATCTGAAAATTATTGATTGTTATAGAATCATGTAACCCAGCTATGTGTATTAATTCATTAAGTATCTCTTCCATTATCATTCTGTCCGGTTGAACCACATTTTTTTCGAAGATAGTGTAAGACGTTTCGATTTCTTGGACATTTCCAAGTTGTCCTGCTGTTTTAATACCCATTATCGAAGGGTTAATCTTGTGTGCAATAGAGATATTCTCTTTTAATTCTTTAGATGTAGAATCGAATATTTTACTATTGTCATTAGTTGGGATGCTAACAACTTCTGGTGTATCATCTATACCGTTACCAGTTAAGACTAACACTTTACCTGCATTAGATGCTCCAGTTTTACTAGCAATTTCTGTTTTAAATTTGTCTATTTCGTCAATACTTTGAAATTCTTTAGGTCTTCTAATAGCAAGACTTGGGAATATAGCATTTTGAATATTGTTCTTGTGGAAATAAGCTTGTTCTCCGTCTAGTTGAATCCAGTTAAGTGCACCGTTGTAACTAGGAAGTGGATATGAACTAACACCTGGACTTTCATCGTAGAAAACATAAAGACTAGATACCTCTTTGCATCCGTCGTAGTGCTTAATAAATTCTTTTGCGTTTAAATAACCTCTTCTCCAGTCAGATGAGTACATAAATCTGTCGAAATATTCGTTGTTACGAATAGTTTCTGGATCATATCTACGGAATTTAATTACCTTTTCTCCTCTTCTTATAACTTCAACTGTGATTCTTTTGTGAATTAACCAGTCTCTTGTTAATAATCTAGATAGTTTACCAAATTTATTAAACTTTTCAAATGCTAATCTGTCTACTATTTCTGTAGCAGGAGCATTTTCGTTGTTCCAAGTATAACCTCCACCGATAATAGCATTAACTGTAAAGTCAATACATGCGGAGTGAATAGGAGAACTAAAATATAATTGGTTTAGTTTCTGTGGGTAAAGGTTGTCTGTTCCAAATTGTGTGATACCATTAAGTGTGTATAATGGATCTATATAAGGTAAAGATAAGTTTTCTTTTCCAATGGGATAGAAAGCAGAGAATGTCTGTGGATTAGACTCCTTCTTAGGAGCATCACCTGATCTACTTATGTCAAATCCTAATATTTTCATAATTTATGATTTTGATATATATATTACATTACTACAAAGATATTTTTACATGGAGGAAGTTTGGAAGGAAATACAAGGATTTGATCTTCCTTATAGAATAAGCAATACAGGTAAAGTAATTAACCAAAAAGGTAAGCTTATGGTTAGTTTAAAAAATGCGGATATTTATCTAGTTACACTAAGAAAAGATAAGAAACAAAGAAGAGTAACTATTCATAGATTAGTTGCACATTATTTTCTTGGAGTAGATCTTAATGACTCAACATTAGTTGTTAAACATAAAGACGGTAACGTTTTAAATAATTGCGTAGATAATTTAGAAGTATCTACCAGACTTAATCAAAAAAATAAAAGACAGGAAAAACTAAATCCTAGTGGAGTAAAAAATATTAGTTGGTATCCACAATTAGGTAAATGGAAAGTTTCCTATAGAATTCGTAGGAAAAAACAAGAATTTTTTAAACATATAGGATATTTTAATTTGTTGGAAGATGCTAAAAATGTACATGAACTTTGGTTTGGTTCATTTAAAAAAATAATACCAAAAGTTAAATATCCGGGTCTATTATATTTAGAAGGTGAACATAAATGGCGAGTGGATGTTTTTGACTACGAGGGTAATATTTACCACATAGATCACTATTTAGACGAAAAAGAAGCTTTGGAAGATTGGGAATTATATACAGGTATCTTACGTCAATCGTAAACGTTTGGTGTATAAACTTGTTTTTGAGTACCAATATAAACTTCAGGTTCTGTAGTAACTCCGTCTACAACCATTCTGCCTTCCTGAATAAAGTCCCCTAAATTTTCTGGACTTCCTAAAGAAATTGGATTGTTGCTAGCATATACCTCATATCTCCATTGTCCAATCGGAAGATTTATTGGACTTATCTCGTCGGTTTGTTCTGCAGAATCAGATTCTATTAATTCGAAAATATAAGTTCTGCTGTTGCAAACAGGATTGTCATAAAACCAATATCTTTCTTCTTGTTGAACTGCACTTTCGAATGTAAATACAAACATGAAATGTACGTAGTCAGTTGGGATAGAAGGAAATTCTAAACCGAATTCGTTTGTTGTATTTTTATTAAGGTATATCATGTTCTATATATTTATATATTACATTAGCTGATTAATATTTTTTATATGGAAAAGGAAATTTGGGCAAAAATACCAGGATATGAGGATTATATGGTAAGTAACCGGGGAAGAGTTAAGAGCCTTAAAACTGATAAGTAACGAATATTAAAACCCGGATTAAATAATCATGGATATTTAAGAATAACTTTATGTAAAAATAGCAAAAAAAAATCATTTTTAGTACATCAACTAGTAATGATATCTTTTTGCGATTATATTCCTAATAGAATGGAAACAACTATAGATCATATAAATTTTAATAAAAAGGATAACAGATTAAAAAATCTTAGAATAGTATCTAATAGAGAAAATATACATTTATATATTCAAAATAAACTAACAAGTTCTAAATATATAGGGGTCAGTAAATTTAGAAATAAATGGCAAGCAAGAATTAGAATTCTTAATAAAAACCATTCATTGGGAGTTTTCGATACAGAAGAAGAAGCTTCCGAAGTTTATCAAAAAGCATTAGAAGACCACAAAAAAGGACTCATTTAAGAGTCCTTTTTCTATATATGGAAACGGACGTAATGTCCGGGCTACGAGATTACTCAGTAGTTCCTGTACTGATGAAGTTTTCAGCCTCACCTGTTGCAACGACCATAGCAAAATTGCTAGTTTCGCCCAAAAGCGTAACTCCATATTTGCTACCATCGGCACGTGCAGTACCGCTTCCTTCAGCTACGTTAGATAACTGTAGGTCTGTAAACAACCAGTAGATTCCGTTAGCGTCTAATACTAGAGCTCCTAGATATCTTTGACCTTCGCCTAAGATTTTGATAGATTTTGACTTAGATGCTTCTCTTCTTGAGAACATTAAGTTTAAAGTTGCAGTGATATATGAAGAACCATTTACAAGATCGATTGGATTTTCCTCTGTATAGTTAGAAGAGTTTCTAGTGAACTCGAATCCTACAGGTAATGTTGCAGGAGACCCAGATAAAGTTAATTCGTCAATCGTCCATGTAGTGGTATTAGGAGTTAGAGTTTCTACATCTTCCATGTCGAAAATCCATACGCCTCTAATTCCCCCCATATTGTTATCACAACTTTTTGAAATTCCTGTTAGTGATGCGCAATTTGCCATGTTGATTTTTAGTTATTTAGTTTTTTAAATAGGGGGTTCAGTAACCCAAACCCCCGTTATTTTTAGTAAGAGTAGTAAACGATCTCAGTTGGGTTTACATAGAAGAAACCAACTTTGATGTTTGCACGAGTTCTCAATAAAGGCTCAGCAACTGAATCCTCAAGGTTAACTGCTTTCAAAGCTTTACCATCATCTTCACCGTCGAATGCGTAGATAAGGTTGTTTTTAGAAGTTAATACCATTGTGTTGTTGCTCATACCATCACAAATAACTACTTTGATACCTAAGAAAGTATCGCCTAAGCTTTCAGTAACGTAAGTTTGAGTGTTACCTAAAGCAGCAGCCAATTGGTAAGCAGCATATACGTTAGAAGAAACGTAGAAACGTAAGTCTCTTTTCAATGCTCTAACTTTTCCTGGCAATGCAGCGTAAACTAATGCCATTTGAGCAAGTACGTTAGCTGAAGTGATAGCAGCTGGTGTCCATCCAGTTGTGATGATGTCGTTATCGTTATCGAATTTAACTTCGTAACCGTCACAAAGATCTAAGAAGCTATCTGTACCCGGAGATCCAGTGTTACCTTTCCAACGAAGCTGTGCGATTTCGTCAGCGATTTCTTTAGCCATTTCATCCCAGTAGTAAGCCATAAAAGCTGGTACTTCGAAAGATCCGTTAGAACCTTTAGCCATTTGTAAAGAAACGAAAGATGCTTCCAAGTCGAAACGGCAAAGTTCAGCCATTGCTGATAATGCACATACGTCGATGTCGATTGCATCTAATGTTTGTGGTTCTGCTGAGAAGTTACAAGCAGAAGGTTTTAATACGTTGTCAAACAATACGTTTGCAACTTTAGTAGCAGACTTAACACCTGGGATTGGACGATAGTTGTCTACGATATCTTCGGTAATATAAGCCTTAGAGTAGAATTCTTGCGGGTTTGGGCAAAGTAACGCATTTGGTTCTACATTCAAGTCGAATTTTAGATTTCTCATGGTTTTTTATTTTTTTATTTTTTAATGTAATTTTTAACAACATTTGAGAATCTTTGATGAATACTCATTTCCACTGTTTCCATTGGGTATTCTTCTTCATCCTCATGCTCAATTGTTGCTGCTTTTAGATCTGCGATCATTTTGTAAATCTCGTCAAACTTAGGTTGCAAGATAGTCATTAGTTCAGTTTCGTCGATTTGCATCTTAACTTCTTCCTGTCCTGGATTTGGAGCTAATTCAGCATTAGGCTCTACATTAATTTCCATTTCGGCTTCAGCTGCTGATGCTGCATCTTCTTCAGCTGCTGCTGCAGCTGCATCATCTTCTAACTTAGAAGCAGTTTGGTCTCCCATTTCAGTTCCGATTGGAGCATCTTTCTCGATAGTTTGACCATCGGGCATTTCATTTTCCATTTCGGCTTTGTCTAGGATCTCTATTACTTCACCATCTTTAACAACATAAATTTTACCTTCGATTTCGTGATTTCCATCTGGTAATTTCATAGTTGCATATTTATTTTTAATATTCGAGGATAGACGTTCTTCCTCGATGTTTCTTAAATGCTCTTCTAATTTCAATCCAAGGAAACCTTCGATCGAAAATCCTGTTTGTTCGTTTCTAACTAGATCGTTAAAAAATTTCTTATCAGTAAGCTGTGCAGTCATCATAAGAGTTCCTTTAGGAACTTCTAATCCGAATGTTGAATAAGCTTTATCTTGTTTTGGTTTATCTACCAACCATGCTTCTAAAACATATGCTGGAGATTCTTTTTGTGCGTTGTGTTCTAAATTGAATTTACCTTTATTAGAAAGGTTTTGCATAAACTTAGAAAATATTTTTTCGATTTCAGTTTCTGTGAATTGGACGTAATATTCTCCAAATTCATCATTTCTGTAAATATCCATTGGAATTAATGCGGGAGCAGTAATTCTCATTTTAGGTTCATCTGCAAATGCTAGAGGTTTAACATTAGAATTAAAGGCAAATCCTTTCATCTTAACGGCTGGGTTCTTAACAAATGCTATTTGCTCTACACCAAGATCCTCTCCATTCTCAGAATATTCAGGATCAATAGTAATTTTGTATAATTCTTTTTCAGTCATTACAAATAAATTGGATTTTGATTAGATTTTTTACAGAAATCTTTTATTTGTAACGATATATAATATATGGCAAATAAAGATCATATGGAAATTTGGAAAGAAATACCAGGATTTAACGGAAGATATGAAGCTTCCAACCTAGGAAATATTAGAAATGCTCAAAGAAATAGACAATTAAAAGCTAGTAGAGGTGTTGGTGGATATCTAAGAGTAGATTTAACCCTACCAGATAAAACACATAAAAACTTTAGAATACACCAATTAGTTGCTATGGCTTTTTTAAATCATGAAAGACAAGGTTTTACATTAACCGTAGATCATATCGATTTCGATAAATTAAATAACCGAGTAGAAAATCTTAGAATTATATCTGCTAGAGATAATTCTATTAGAAGCGCTTTAAAAAAACCTAATAAAACTTCTAAATATCTAGGTGTTCATTATTGTAAACAGAAAAAAAAGTATGTTGCAAGAATAATTAAAGATCGTAAAAAGTTTTATATAGGATCTTTTATAAACGAAGAGGATGCTAAAACAGCATATCAAGAAATGGAATTAAAAATATACGGAAAAATAACACAACTATGATAACAATTAAAGGGGTAGAAATACCAACACAAATTACTGATTTTAATATTGGTCAATTCGAAACAGCTACTAAAATTCTTAACGACGAAAAAGTAACTTACGTAGAAAGATATATTGATCTTTTAGAGGCGTTTAAATTGCCAAGTGAATTTATCGATAATTTAAGCGATGATGAGCTTTTTGAAATCATTAAGTCATTCCAAAAGAAATCAGAAGATATTCCATTAGGACTTAAAAGAACGATAGAAATAGACGGTTATGTTTATGCTAGTTTCGAAGAAGGATCTGAATTTAATTTAAAAGCTAAGGATCTTTCCCTAATCGAGAAAGCTTTTTCGGATAAAAGTAGTTATTTCTCTGGAGTACTTTCTGTTGTTTTTAAAAGACAGGATCTAGGAACTGTAGAACATTACACTCCTGCACATTTAAAACACAAAGCAAATTTGTTTAAAGAATTACCAGCAGTGGATTTTTACCAATACATTGTTTGGATTACTAAAAAACTATCAGAAAAAATTAAAAGTTTAAATGTCGATATTGAACCGTCTACCGAGCAATTGGAATCTAATAACAATTGATCAATACATCGAACTTAAATCATTAGAACACGAAGAACTGACTAGTATGTCTTTAGTTTTAGAGCAACTAGCAGTTCTTCTTGATACTGACTCTACAGATCCGGATATAGAAGATCTAACAGTGGACGATTTATTCAGTTGTATAGAAAAACTATCATTTCTTAGTGCAGATCCTCCAAGTAATGCACAAAAACTACAAATAGGATTAGAACCTATTGAATTAAATGAATTAGTAGTTGGTGAATTTATAGATTTAGAACACTATATGGAAGAACCATTAGATAATCTAAAGATAATTCTAGCTATTTTATTTAAAAATAAAAAACAAGATGAATGGGGTAACGATATTTACGAACCCTACATTTATGATATAGTTAAAAGATCTGAAGAATTTGGTGAAATTCCTATCACTTCTGGTATGTATTGGCTTAGAAAATACATAAATTGGAAGAAAGATTTTATGAAAACTTACGAAAATCTATTCGAAGATTCCAATACTGGTAAAGAAATCCAAGAAGAAAAGGAAGAATTAGTAGGTTATGAAAATGTAGAATACAGAAAAGAACTGTTAAAACAGCAATCTAAAGCTAAATTTAGTTGGGAAAACACCATATATGGTTTAGCAAATGGAGATATTACTAAATTTAACGATGTTTTTGGACAAAAAATTATTTTAGTTTTTAATGTTCTTGGAATGAAAAAGACATTCGAAGTTTAAACTCCGTTAATAAGTACAAATGCTCTTGGAGTTACGTCTGTAAATTTACCGTTTATAGCATCTTGAACCATTTGTTCTATCATAGGTGTTAGCATTATAGATATTTCCTGGCTAACTAATGGATCATTTTGGAAAAGATTTATTAGATCATTATCCACAATTACATAAGGCAAATAGTCGGCTCCAGTTATATCTATATAGATTTCGGAGCCGACTAATTTCGTACTAACATTTATAGAATTTAAAAGGAATCCAGTATCTACTAGACCTCTAGCTATAATTAGCCTCTTAAAAGCTTCGGTTAGTATAGAATTCATTAAGCTACTGGATTAAGATTTATATAAAATAAAGGACAAACGTCATTAAAAAGAGTTCCTCCACTAAATGTTGCAGGAGCTGATCCTATTGCTACACCAGATTTAAAATAACCTCTACCAGCATTACCTAAAGAAGTAGCAGTACCTGATTGTACTGTTAATGCCTGTACTGAAACTCCGTTAAAAGATCCTATACCAGCACCGGCACTTGCAGATTGAAATCCTAACCAATAAACCCTTCCAGCTACTAATGTATAACTAGTTGAAAATGTTTTAAGTCCTGTACTAGAAATAGTAAATGTTGTACTTTCTAATAACTTAGATGCAGGATATCCGTCGCTATCTGAATAAAGCAATAATCTTATACTCGATGCTGGACTTGGAGCAGTAGTACAGTTAACTATAATTTGATTAAGACTCATATTTTGGTAACCTATAATAGGAACTAATAATAAACCTCCAGAGGTAGAATTCATAGAACTATCAGTTATAGTAGCACCACCAGGTAACCATTGACTAACATAAGTAGTGGCAGTTCTATTAATTATCGGTTCTCTAATAACATCAGATATCGCACCTGTTGCTCCAGTAGCACCTATAGATCCTGTAGATCCTGTTGCTCCAGTAGCACCTATAGATCCTGTAGATCCTGTTGCTCCGGTAGCACCTGTAGATCCTGTTGCTCCGGTAGCACCTGTTGGACCTGTTGGACCAGATTGTCCAGGTCCTAAGGATTGCCATGCTTCACCGTTCCATTCCCAAGTTGATCCTGCGTATGTATATTGTTCTCCTACGAAACTAGGTATTGGCCAATTTAAACTCATATTTTATTTTTTATCCTATTCTTTGTATTGTAATCCAATTATCTACAGAAGATGCAAAAATAAATTTTGTACCTGCTGCTCCAGATTTTAAAGCAACTCCTAAAAAATCTCCAGCATTCATTTTAACTACCATGCTTAAAATGTGCGCTGTTTGTGGAGCAGTTGCTTGTGTTCTAGCTATATTATTTTGATTTACCTGTAAATATGAACTAGCAGTAGTACTTCCACCCTCATTCCAATATAAGCTATAACAAACCATGTAATAGCCAGTATTAGCAGCTGTAAAATAACCTGTAGTTGTATTGTATTCAGAAGATAAATCGTATATTTCTGAATCAAAAACAAATGGGGTAAAATCTGTTCCTGACCAACTAAATGTACTATTTCTTATTGCTTTAGCACCAGAATTAAAAGAACTGCCTGCTCCAGTAGCACCAGTTGCTCCAGTAGCACCAGTTGCTCCATTAATTCCGGAAGTTCCGCTTGTTCCAGCTGGTCCAGTTGGTCCAATTGTTCCGGAAGTTCCACTAGAACCGTTATTTCCTGAAGTTCCACTAGATCCTGAAGTTCCACTAGAACCACTATTTCCTGAAGTTCCACTAGAACCAGATGATCCGTTAGTACCTGAAGTTCCACTAGATCCTGAAGTTCCACTAGATCCTGAAGTTCCACTAGATCCGTTTTGTCCGGCAGCTCCAGTTGCTCCGGCAGCTCCGGCAGCTCCGGTAGGTCC